GACAGAGATATTAATGCAGCAGTAAATGTTTTACATGAGGGAATGAGATTATTAGGTAGCAGTACTACCGAATTTACGCTTGTGGACTATCCTCCTATGGATGACCGCTCAGAAATGAGTCTAAAAAGTAGTGATAGGTTGAAGCAAGAAGCTAATAAAGAACAAGGTTTAACCATGTTTGAGTTTTAGTATACTGTGAATTATATCGCAGATAAATTTCATATTGGGAAAATTAAAGTTAAGAATGTTCTTTTGAAAATATATATATATCAATGAAGAAAACTGGAAAACAAAATGATTTAGAAAAGGTAGAAAACAATCACACTAAATCACATCATGCTGGTGGTAGAAAGAAAAAAACAACAGAAGAATTTATTTCTGAAGCAATTTCTGTTCATGGAGATAAGTATGATTATTCGGAAACCTGTTATAAGGATGCTAAAACAAAAGTTAAAATAATATGTAAGAATTGCGGTAGTGTATTATATCAACTTCCTAATAGTCATTTAGCTGGACATGGTTGTTCTTGTTATAGTAAGTTTTGCAAAACTTATAATACTGAATCATGGATAAAAGAGGCTAAGAATATTCATGGAGATAAATATGACTATTCAAAAGTTAATTATGTTAATGCAAAAACTAAGGTTGATATTATTTGCAAACAACATGGCGTTTTCTCTCAAATACCAATTTTACATTTAAAAGGCCATGGGTGTCCGTTATGTAAGGTTGAAAATAATAAATCAAATGAAGTTGAAAAAAGTAAATTAACTTTATTAAAAAGAACAGACAATTTTATTAATCAAGCTAATATTGTTCATGATGGTAAATATTCTTATGATAATATTGAATATGTCAATAGAATAAATTTAGTTAATATTGTTTGTCCTACACACGGTCTATTTACCCAAGACCCACGTAATCATTTAAGAGGTAGTGGGTGTCCTATATGTGCTAAATTAGTTTCAAAAGCGGAAGATGAAATCTATAATTTTTTAGTAGAACATTTAGATGCTAGTATTATTAGGCATGATAGAAAACTACTTAATGGAAAAGAATTAGATATCTATATACCATCTTTAAACATAGCAATAGAATATAATGGTATTAGATGGCATTCGGAATTATGCGGTGTTGATAAAACATACCATCTTGAAAAGTTGCAGAGATGTAATGAAAAAGGGATTAATCTGATAACAATCTTTGAAGATGAATTTATCAATAATAAAGATTTAGTTTTAAATAAAATATTACATATAGTTAAATGTAATAATGATTTTCCTAAAATTTACGGTAGAAAGTGCTATATTAATGAGATTGATAAGAATATAGCGGAAACATTTTTGAATAATAATCATATACAAGGATTTGCATCATCATCAATTTATTTAGGATGTTTCTTTAATGAGAAATTAGTTGGCGTTATGTCTTTTTTGAAAGAAGATGGTAATGCTTGGAATTTAACCAGATTTGCAAGTGATATTCAATATAATTGTTCTGGTATTGGTGGAAAGTTATTTAAATATTTTATTAACTCATATAATCCAACTGTTATTAAGACATTTGCAGATAGAAGATGGACATTAATGTCTGACAGTAATTTATACACATTACTTGGTTTTAAGTTAGACAAAACTTTACCGCCAGATTATAGATATTATATACCGTCAGTTAGTTCTACGCATAGATTACATAAATTTAATTTTAGAAAAAGTAAATTACATAAAAAATATGGTCTATCATTATCATTAACAGAGAGTGAAATGACGAAAGAGATTGGTGCATATAAAATATGGAATTGTGGGCTGTTTAGGTATGTATGGAAAAAGGAGGATTAATAACCCTCCTTTTAACTTTTGCTAATGAAATTATTTTCGTTAGCAAAATATAACGTCCTTATTTACAATAACTTATATTATCATAATTTCCCAATTATATCAAACCGTTTAGTATTTTTTTCAGTTTCTTCTGTATTGAATTTGAAAATACCATTTATATTTTATTTATAATACTATGTTTATTACAAATTTTATTAATAAATAGAATAGCGTGAAGCATAAAAATAGTAACATTACTGATGCTGGAGACACCAAACACAAAATAAAATCTTTAAATTTCTTCATATTATTTTTTTACTATATTAATTTAATATGCAAAATTAAGCAAAAAAATTATTATATGCAAATTAAAACAGTTAATTAATTAAAATTTACGTACTATTTTAATATAACCGTTTAATTTAAATGGTGTTATGAAATCCCAATCTTCTATAAAGTTGCTATCTACTGGTTTGCCACCATTGTGTGTAAACAGTGTTATATGTTTTATTTGATTGAGCGATGGGCACTCTGTTTTAACTGACACAGCACATGCTTTATTACTTAAACCTATTTTATTTACAATTATCTCATATTCTTCTCCTTCATGTTCTTGCGCCCACTCTAAAAGACCTTGAGTTATATTATTTTTAAAAGCAATCGTCATATGATGACAGAATATTTGTGCATCTTTAATTGCACAATTTCCGACAACACTTTCAGTAATCTTTAATAGTCTGTCTTTTGATTTATTATCAAGCAATAAACCTATATATAATATATCATATCCATTAATTTCGGTTATAATATTTTTAATAATACTTTCTGTTAATGTTTTCATAATAATTCATCGAATTTTTCTTTTTCTTCAGAAGTGCATATATCATAGAACTTTTGGTAATTTATTTGTAAAGTATATTTAGTTATATCTTTAAATTCTTTAAACATTTTACCATAATATTTCTTGAACATCATGTAACCTTTTTTATCAACTTTATCAAATATAGCAATATCACCACATTTTCTATTGATGATGTAGTCGCCTTCTTTAAATTTTATTTGCTCCATTTAGTTTAAATAGTTATGTTTTATCTTTCATATAAATATTTATATGTAATAATAAAACGATAAATCTTAAATATAATGGCTTTAAACTATTGGGCATATAGAGAAAGCAATCTACTTAATCCTTTTTCTTTTGGGTGTTGTGGTAATAACAAAAATAATAACCATGACACTGATGATAGACAGGATAAAGAAATTGGTGACTTAAACGGAAAGTTTGGTCAAGTAGAAACTGCTATAACGGCAACTATTGAATCTGTTAATAACAATACTAATAAGATTGCTGATTTAGGTGAGAAGGTACAACATCACACATCTGATATAGATGATATTAAAGAGAAATTAGCAGCATTAGCTGGTGAAGGTAAACTATCTGATAGTATTGGAGAAATTATCAAAAAGGTAGAAAGTTTGCCAGATAAATATTATACTAAGGAAGATAGTGATGGAAAATACGCACCATTGGAATCAGTCAAGACTATTAACGATGTTATAGATGGTATATATAATACTATTGGAGATATCAATCAAAATGTCGGTACTATCGGTGATTTAAAAGATACTGTAAATAAGAATAGTAAATCTATTATTAATCTATTTACAGATAAGGCTGATAAACTTGCTTTGAATGATGAGATGGAGCGTGCTAAGGCTGCTGAAAAGGTTAATGCTGATGGTATTCAAGCAGAGACTACAAGAGCTACAACTAAAGAAAACGAGTTAAAAACTGATATTGACAATCTTTCAAATACACTTAACTCTAAGGAGAAAGGTTTAAGTGATAGATTAGATACATTGGGTAATGACATGACTTCTCGTTTCACAGATGTTGATAACAAATTCCAAACTCATAAGGAAGCGCTTGACAACGAAAAGTTAACACGTAAAGAAGAAGATGATAAACTCAAGGCACTCATTGACACTAATTCAAATGATTTACATAATGTACATGATGAATTAACACATCTTGATAATGTTAAAGCAAACAAAACTGATTTAGATAATGCTTTAAATAATGTCAATAGAAATCTTACAGGTAGCACAGCTGATTTAAACAATAAAATTAGTGGTAATACAGCTAGTATAGACACACAGAGACAGCAGCTAAATGCATTAAAAAACGTTGTTGATGGAAAGTTGGATAAATCCGATTTTAATAGCTATAGTTCTACAACAGAATCTTCTATTAATACATTAAAACATGATAAGGCGGATTTAAGCGCACTGACCGAGGCTAATGATGCTATTAACACTTTACGTACAACTATTAATACGAAAGCATCAAAAGACTCGCTTGATAATACTAATTCTCGTTTAACAGATATCGAAAACGTCATTCCTAATTATATTACTAAATCTGCAGCAGATGCTAAGTTTATGACTTTACTTAGTGGTGCAACTCATGATGAAGTGACAACTTTGGACACTAAAGTAAATGCCTTGAATGATAAGTTAGCTGCAAAAGTAAATGTATCTGATTTAGATGATAAATTAGGTCCGTTGACATCTTTATTGAGAGATAAATGGCAATCAAATATCAAATCTAAGGAACTCAATGTCGATGACGTTATACGTGATATTAATAAAGTTGATGGAAGTAAAGCAAATAAAGAAGATGTTTATACAAAGTCGGAAGTAGATGCGAAACTGACTCAAATTAAAAACGATATAACGAGAGAATATGATGATAAGATTCGTGAAGCAACTGAAAAGATAACTAAATTAACCAAAGATATAGGTTATATTTCTGAGTTAAAGAATGTAGAAACAGGTATTGCTAATTATGATAACTCAGGCAATGGTATCTTAGATGTTCTTCATAAACGTATTCATGAAGCGTTTGCAAATTATGATTTCCAAAATGAATTAGTTAATTTAATTCATAAGATGGATGAAAGAATAAAAACTTTAGAAAATAGATAATATATTTAATATATGGTTAAAATTAAATACAACCCGTTAGTATCATACGGTTTTAGAGAACAGGATACTTTCAATGGATTATCTACTAATTGTAAATGTAGTAGCAATGGTGGTGGTTCTACGTCTGCAAGTGGTCATGATTATTCTGCCGATATTACGGCTATTAAAAACAAGAATCAAGCACAAGATGCTAAAGACCAACTTCTTGAAACTAAGAATCAGGAACAAGATGCCGCAATAGCAGCTTTAAGTGCAAGTACAGCTTCAACTATTTCATTGTCTGATGGTGTAGCACCAGCTGGCGTTTCTAAACGCTATATTGTTTCACAAGGCGGAAATGCGGTTGGTAATATAGATATCCCAACAAATAATGTGATAGAATCAGCTTCTTATAATCCTGCAACAAAGAAAATAACTTTCGTTGTAACAGGTGGAAATAACTTAGAAGTTGATGTACAAGATATAATTGGTGATGTTGTACAAAAAAGTGCGTATGATGCTAAAGTAAATGAACTTAATGCAAATATAACAAGTTTAAAAGAAACTGTTGATAATTTGAAAGATACTTTAGATATAGAAGGAAATACTTCAAGAGACACTTATTAATAAAAAAATATAAATAATTTAATATAATATTATGGCTGTAAATAAACACATTCAGTTATTTAGAAATCTTACACCTTCTAACACAAAAGAAGAAGCTATTGCAAAATTAGATGAGTTTGCAACTAATAAAACTATAGAAGATGGTGCACCTGTCTTAGCTCGTTATAAAGAAGGTGCTGAAGTTAAAACACTTTTAGCAATTTTCCATACTACAAGTGAAAAATCCTCTTACACACTTTTATCTGACGGTTCTGCTGGCTCAGTTGCAGAGTTAGAACTTAATGAATTAAAGGCTAAGTTAGGAAATGGTTTTTCTGCCACCGAAACTGTAGCTAAAGTAATAGCAGCACTTAAAGGTGATACTACAAACGATACAAAGGATAGTGAATCAGTTGTAGGTGCAAAGAAATATGCTGATAATGCTGTATCTGAATTAAAAGGCGCAGCTACTAAGACTGTAAAAGAGTTAGAAGATGAACTTACAACGTTAAACGGTGATGATTCTACTGTTGGCTCTGTTGACAAGAAAATTAAAGATGCAACCACAGGTATGACGCTTGCTGCTGTAGCTGAAGAGGGTTCTATTATTACATCTGTAGCACAGGAAAACGGTAAAGTTGCAGCAGTTAAAACACCAATTAAAGATGTTAAATTAAAAGGCTACGCAAAAGGTACAGAAACTGGTGCTATTGCAGAAGAAGATACTCTTGTACAGGCTTTATCAAAGATTGAAAATAATGCAGCAAATGCTTCTGTTTCAATTAAGGCTGATGATAAGATTTTATCTAAGGATTCTAATAATGCACTTTTTGCAAGCGTAACTCTTTCTGCTGTAACACCAACAGATACTGCTGTGAGAGAAGAATATACCATTGTAGGTAAAGGTGGTGCTGACTTAGCCGAAGGTAAGCATATCAAAGTTTACAAAGATAGTTCTTTGAAATCACTTGAACTTGTAGCAGAAAACGACACACATCAAGCAGGTCAATTCTTAAAGTATGTTTATGTTGATGTAAACGGTGATGACCAAACAGTGTATGTTGATTGTTCAACACTTTTAGCACAATCTGAGTTCAAGAATGGTTTGCAGGTTAATACTGCTGGTGAAGTATCTGTTAAATTAGCTACAGATTCTGAAGAATATCTTACTGTAGATGAGAATGGTATAAAGTTATCTGGTGTTAAAACTGCAATTGAAAATGCTAAGAAAAATGCAGCAGTAACAGTTTCTGCTGATACTAATCAACATGTATCTGTAGTAGAAAGTGCTGGTGCTGATGGCGGTAAAGTATTTACTGTATCTGATAACGTTGCTGGTGATAATGTTAAAATGAAAGGCTTTACAGCTGATGCAAAGGGTTTCACAGGCATAACTGAAACTAGTACTGTAAGTCAGGCTGTTAAAAACATAGAGGAAGAAATTCTTAAGAATGAGGAAGTTGTAGCTGCGTCTTTGAATGATTTGAAAGATACTAAACTTGATAAGATTCTTTTAAATGACACAGAAGTTTCTGTAACCAAAAATTCTGATAAGATTTCTACTGCTAAGTTGGTAATAGATGGTAGTACTATTACATTGAAGAACTACGCAGCTGTAACGGCTGCAGAGCCTGCTGAGGGTGATACAATAAATGCTGCTATTGCTAAACTTTATGCATCAATAGGCAGTAATAGTTCTTCAGTAAAGGCTGGAGACGGTATTAAAGTTGCTACTGACGACCCTTCTAAGGTTTCTGTAAAAGCAGCTGATGCTATTACAGAGGAAAATATTGCTAACTTTGGTTTTGCTGCTGATGGAACGCTTATTTTGAAGAAAATTGACGGAGGTACTTATTAAAAATAATTATTTTAAAATAGGTGTGCTTCTATGTGAGTACACCTATTTTGTTTAAATCTTATTTAAACTAATATTTATAACATATAACAAAAGTCTATATTTTATAAAGATTAAATATATTATTAAATAATTATGGGAAAGATTCTTCATTTAAAATCAAAAGATACCAACACAGCAGCTGGCGGAGTTGTTACGCCTAAATTACCTGATTCTTCAGTAATGGATTATGGAGAGATTGCTGTTAACTATGCCGACGGATATGAAACTTTAAGTATAAAAAACAGTGCTGATAAAGTTGTTTCATTTTCATCTACAGACCATTTGATTAAATATGCTGATTCATTAGTAAGTGATGAGAGCGCATTAGCTAAAAGGGTTAAGGCTTTAGAAGATAAATTAGCAGGTCTTGATGAAGCACTTAAGAAAATTGTAGGAAAGGATTATTGATGGAAAAATTAGCGAAAATTTTTACTTGGATTGTAAATAACGTAGAGAAGGATAAGTTAATACATAAAGAAGTAGGTTCTTTAGTGTTTTTTTTAGCTTGTATTGCCTTATTAGTGTTAGGTATGGGTATTTGTTCATCTTTGGCATTTTCAACGTTTATAACGGCTTTATTTGCATTTGGTAAAGAGTATTGGTTTGACCCAAGATACTTTAAAGGAAATATACCAGATAAAAAGGATGCATTGTGGACTATGTTCGGTGCTTTAGAAATGATTATTATAATCTTAATAGTGAAAATGATTTTTATTTAAAAATAAAAAAAATAACAGCATATTAAAAAATATATGCTGTTATTTTTTTTATGGTTCTGCTGTTAAGTAATTTTTAAGTGGAAATTCCCCATCTGTACACTTTATGACAGCTAAACCTGATTGGGTCCACCAGTTATTAATTTTTTTAATCTTTTTCCATTCTTCTTTAGTTCCATTATAAACTATATCAGTTAATTTTGGATGTGTGTAAAAAATACCTTGTCCTAAAAATTCTTTAACTGAGTGTGGTATTACTATTCTTTCTAATTTCTGACAGGCATGAACAACACCCTGTCCTAATGTTTCAACACCTTCTGGAATAACAAGTTCTGTTATATTGTTACAACCTCCAAATACATATTGTCCAATAAATCTTACTGTATTAGGTATTGTAGTGTTTGTTAACGATACACAATTATTAAAAATTCTATCTTCCAATCTTGTTATACCATTAGGAATATTAGCCGTTTGTAGTTTAGTGCATCCATCAAATGCACTATTGCCTATATAATTTACCGAGTCTGGTATTGTAATTGATGTTAAACTTTGATTTCTATTAAATGTTTGAGGTTCAATGCGTGTTACCTGACTTGGTATATTGCATGATTTAAGTTTTACGCAACCACTAAAACACGAAGTCCCTATTTGTTTCACGCTTTCTGGCAATGTCATACTGGTTAAAGAACTGCATTCTTGAAAGCAACTGTTTCCGATAGATGTTACATTATCAGGAATATTTATACTTTCCAGTAAATTATCATTTATAAAAATGTTTATTCCAATACTTACCAACGTAGACGGAAGGGTAACTGCTGTTAAAGATTTGCAATTAAAAAATAAATTATTTTCAAGTTTGGTTACTCCTTCTGGTATAGTAATACTCTTTAAATTGGTACATTCTCTAAATGCAGAATCGCCAAGAGTTTGAACACTATTAGGTAAAGTTATAGAAGATAATGCAGTACAGCCCCAAAAGGCTGAATTACTAATATTGGCTATATTTGATGATAGATGCACATCACTTAACTTAGTACAGTTTATGAAAGCGGAACCACCAATTATTATTACTGTGTCAGGTACTGTAATTGAAGTAAGACTGTTACAATTCTGAAACATAATATACGATATTGTCGTAATACCATTTGGTAGGTTTATTTCTCTAAGTTTTGTACAAAATTTAAAACTTCCATCTGTTAGATTAATTACGGCATATTCTGGAAATATTACTCTTTCTAAATTAAGACAATAAGCGAAAGCACCATTTCCTAATGTTGTTAAAGTATCTGGTATAGTTACTTCCGTCATAACTTGATTGTAAGCGAATGCTTCTCTACCGATATAAGTTAAATTTTCTGGTAATGTTATATTACCAAGTTTTCTACAGTTACTAAAAGCACTATCACCAATCCTTGTTACCATTGAAGGAAATTCAAAATTGGTGAATGTTCTATTGTTAGCGAATGTGTAACTACCTATTTCTTTTATACTGCTCGGTAGCTTTATTTTAGATAATTTACGGCAATTATCAAAAGCACCAGGAGCTATATATTCAAGACTTTGAGGTAGATTTATTTGTTCTAAATTTGAGCAACTATTAAAAGCATCACTACCAATTTGTGTAACACCCTCTGAAATAGTAACAGATGTAAGAGAGTTGTTATTATAAAATGCTCTTTCACCAATACTTTGAACACTTGACGGAACATTTATACTTGTAAATTTAGCATTTGGGAAAGCATAATCGCCTATTTTGGTAATATTATCTGAAATATTAAAGTTTGTAAAATATTCATTACCAGGGTCTCTTTCAGTAATTAATTTTTCCAAAAATGTATGATATAGAGTAAAGTTTTCATCACAACTTCCACCAAGCCCATTAATAATCGTTTTAAGATTATGTTTAATGAGCTTCAGTTCTATTAATCTTTCAGCTATTGACATGATAACATTTATAAATATTTATTATTTAAATCATCAACAATGGTGAAATGTAATGAGTCATGATGTATAATACTTTGCATACCATAATTAACTTTTATATCTATATAGTAATTTTGTGGAATTAGCATATTAGTATTAACGATAACATAATTTTCATTATTTGTTTTATTAACATATTCAAATGGTATAATATCAAGTTCTCTTTCACCATCTTTTGTGTATAATCTCCATTGCATTCCGTCAATTAAAGAAGCATCTGCTTTTTTAAAATCTACTTTTGCAACAATGACAACTTTACGTATATCCCCACGCTTAATTTTTTCATTTGCTTTAATACCACTTAGTGCAGGCGTAAAATTTTGAGATTCTGTTATACTAGAACCTATATTAAAGTATGTTTTAGGGTTTTTAGTTGTAAAGTCTAATTCTACATCATTAAATGTATTTCCTTTATAAATGATATTAGACCAAGTATCATAAAACATTGTATCTGGTTCAAATTTTCCTTGCGGTAGATTTACTTCTACGTAATAAACACCATTACTATATTGCTTTGACTTTACATTTTCATATTTAGTCCCATCTGCTCCAGTTATAATCTCTTCACTTCCATTTTTAATTGTTACTTGAGGATTTTCATCTAAATTAGTTAAAGTTCCACCCATTGAGCAATATAGATATATTTTGTTATCCTTGTTTAAAACAAAATTACTTCTATCGTCTGATATATAATCACAATATGTTGTTTCAATAAATGGTTCAAAGAAAGTATTAGTTTTATCAGTGAAGAACCCAACATATTCCTCCATTGTGTGCATATCAAAACCAGTATTATTACCGATTCTCTCTAATCGTGGAGAAAATGCTATTCCGATACCATTATTTTCTATTTCATTATCTATCATTTTATGTATAATAGATGTTATATCTAATGAAATATTTTCATTTCCAATATCAAAATGTTGCCTTCCTATAATAATTTTACTCCCTTCTTCTGTACCAAATTTATCGTATTCTTTAGAAAGGGTATCATTACTATATATTCCTTCTTCGTTCCATTTGAAACCATTTCTTGCTTGATACCAATTACAACCATCTGTTGAAATAAGTCTATTGGGGTCAGCCTGTTTGTTACTATAGAAATCTATATTAAAAGAACTTGTTGAATAGTCAAAGCCTTTACCTCTATCCCATTTTTGAGGAACAAGGAAAAATATTAAATCAAATGATGTAGCACGTTGTCTATTACAATCGTGTATAGTACTTGTTTCCTTATTATGAAGTTGAGTAAAATCTACAGAACCAGCATTTGTTATGCGTAAAACATGTTTTATTTTATTTCTATCAGGCATTGTGCCATTTTCGATAATATTCTTTATGTTATTAATATCGAAATAGCACAGAATACGTGTCGTACTCATTCCGTAGCACAATTCAGCTATTGGGTTTAGACCTGTATTGAAATTTTTACCCTTTATTATAGTGTTGAACTTTGACAAATATGTTCTTTCTAACATGATTACTATTTTTTATAATATAAATAGTTTACGATAGTCTAATATCTTCTGATACTATTTCGTCTATACTATAATCTTTTAGTTTATTAATTGCACCTACCCAATCTCCACATTGTTCCATTCCAGCCCAAGGATGTACGTGTCTTAAAATAGATTCTCTCATTATTTCTAATAACTCCATAAGTTTATCACCTTTTACTGCTGGGTGTAACGATGACATTAAGTCTGGTAGATGATTGTCTTTTATTAAAGATTCATTATCATGTATATGTATATTAGCATCATTATCTTTATTGCTGATAAGATTTATTTTATCAGCTACAACATTAATAACGCTATTAGCAGATTGAGAAACTCCGCTATTATCATTTGATGAAGTTATTAAGTTTTTCTTATATTTTAATTGAATATATGCAGGGTCTATAGAGTTAAAAACAATATTACCTATTTTTGAATCATCATTATCATTTGCTTTTAACCTTATACCACTTCTTAAATCAATTTCACTTTTTTCTGTGTCTGAATCATATTTTAATATAATATCCTCTTGTCCTCTACCTATTACTGCAACGTCATTAGTTTCTGGATAAGAACCTTGTGTTGAATTATCATTAGATATCTTTTTTAGTGGGTCATTTACTTTTTCTTGCGTTAATGATAATGCTTTTCCCTTAGAATCACTTAATTCAAAATATTGTGGCTGAGATATAATAGGACCAATATAATATCTTTGACTCCCTGTATTTCCAAGTTCAGTTGTTAATATTAAAACATATTCTCCTATTTTGGGGACCGACTGGAAAACTTTAGGTAATATTGGAAAAGCCCAAGGAACTTGTCCAAGGGTATTATCAGAAGTAGTTCTGGCTTTAATTCTTAAGCCATCAGAGCCATCTGGAGTATTTTTATCTTCAATAGCTTCAACTTTTCCAATAAGAAACATTGTTGTATTCATATAAATTAAATAAATTCTTTCTTATTTTTTTCTAATTCTAATTGTAGGTTGTTATATTCTTCGTCCAGTTTTGTTAAATCGTTTACTAATTCAACTATCTTATTCTTTTTAGATTCATATTCATCTTCAAGAATTTTCATTTTTAATTTAATTTCATTATTTGACAATTTCATAAAACATTTTTTTTATATGATTAATCCATATCCAGGACCAGCATTGGTATTGATTCCTTGTACAACAACTGGACCGCCAGCATTAGCACCTGTTCCTGTAAAAGTGGTATTTCCAGGAGTTACGGATGTTTGAATTTTTGCATCTTCGTGAAATGTTCTTACAATTTCTTTCCATCTGGAGTATTCTATACCTACTGTCAGGTTAGGACTTCCGTCTGGCATATCACCCACTGGTATACCCATTTTATTCATTTCTTCAACTACATTAGCTGTTGAATTTATAGTAGATAACCCCTTTCTTTTTGCTATAGCACAGATAATTAGAATATTAGATACTTCTGGAGCTGGTTTTCTTACTCTATCGAAGAAATTCTTTATTGTATTACATATTTGTTCTATTCCCATCTGTATATTATTTAACAATTATTAGTTAACGGTTTTTCTACAATCGTTTCTGATTTATCAATATCCGCATAATCTACTTCTCCTGTACTTGTATTTTCAAATACATTTTTCATCCATGGTAGATTCAAGCTAAAGCTACATTCAGCAAGAATTTCTCTCATTAAATCTCTGTAATATCCAAGTGTTTCTTGGAGTATCATATCTCCCATTAATTTAACGATTGGTGAAAGTTTATCAATCACTAATTTAAGAAGTTCCTGAACTATTGCATCCTTAACTTCTTTCACAATAGAAACAATTAAAGACCTCATAGATTTAATAACATCCTCGAAACTGATAGACCCAATTTCACTTCCCATGATTTTTTTATTTACCATTATAACCATTATAACTTTAGGTGTTAATAAGGCATTAACTAAACTTGTTATTAGATTTTCTATAATATTATTTATGAAATCAAATTGGACTTTTTGTTTATTAACACTTTCTACTGCTTCTGATTTGGTAATAGATGCTTTGGTTATTAATCTCTTTAGCGTTTCTTTTTGCTCATGTAGGGTTGCGTTATTGTCAAAATTATTTATACTATCTCTTAATTTGTTATAACTCTTTAGAAGATTGATATTGTTGCTAAAAGATATTTGTTTATGATACATATCCTCACTATGTCTAAGCATTTCATCATATACTTCATTAGAAAATGAGAAATAGCAATCTTTTAGTTCTGTGTCATCAGACTCTATAACTTCTTTTACTATTTTAGTAACGGCTTCAATCCTTTGTTGTCTTTCTAAAGATATTTTTACTGAACCACCAAATCTTGCGCCAAGAGAAGATTCAACTAACCTTGAAATGATATTTTTAGCATCGAACAGTTTCATTCCCATTACCCAGTCGTAATTAAACTCATATATAGTAAGTCCTTTATATACTTCTTGTAAATAAGGTAAAATGTCCTTTTGTGGATTTGGCGTATTAATTACTTTATAAGACCCACTTTTCTTATCAATGCTAATACCTATTTTTTTAGGGTCTTTATTTAAACAATATTCGATAGTATTGTTTTTGTTCAAGCTATCTTCCTTGATTGTTTTAATAGACAATTTTCCATCAGTAATTACTGGAGGTACTGTTTTTTTTACATCATTATCTTTAGGTAATGGTCTGATTATAAAGTAAATTTTATACTCATTATCACTATTAAGTTTGTAGTATTTATAACTATAACCCTTAATATGTATTGTCGTTTCGAGTATTTTTTTTAAATTATCTACTTTATAAATTTCTATATCTGTAGCGTAAGGATTACCATTAGTTACTTCTATCCAATTATATGCAGCAACTGGAGTAACAGTTCTTATACTATTAGTTATTTTTTCATAATCTGAACCATCTGTTATTTCAGTTACTTTTGTAACCTCTTTTTCAATTTTTTCAAACTTACCAGGATGTATAGAATATTTACCATTTTTATCAGGTTCACCTTTCTCGTTAAACATAATACGCTGGAATCTCCATACTGGTTCTCCTAATTCTGGTATATGTAATAATGGTTTAGGTAATATAGTTAATCTAATTTTATTATCAACAATTCCGTTAATCTGTCCAGTACTTGACGACTGGTCAAAAAATTGCAGATTACAAATTGGTTTTTCTTGTGCAAAATTTCTTCCTTGTGTTAAATCTTTCTTTTTTTTATAAACATCAAGTCCAAGATTTTGATAAAAATATCTTTTGGGATTTACATACCAATTAGCACTTGTCCAATCATCAGATACTGGTACTATTTCGTTTTTTGATACATATTTTGTACCAACTCTATCCTCATTTCTAATACTATCAGAAGTAATATTATTAATATCTGGAGTATATGCTGTTTTTTCCTCTGCACTAATGCATAAACTTATAACACTTCCATACTTTCCATCTTTCTTCTGTACGAATGTATTACCTGGCATTATACATGTAGTTTGTCCAGTTGCTGATAACGGCTCTGGATATTCTAAAATTATATCTTGAAATAAAGATGTAACACCTTGATTAACATTACCTTTAGTATCACGATACCCAATTGTTATTGGGTCTATTTTATTGTTGAGTCTAAGATTTTGTTTATATCTACCACTAAACCAACTATCTAAATTTTCATTATTAACAATAGATGGACTCGGAAATTTGGCTTTATGAATAACAAACCATAAAAATGCATCAAAATCATCAGCACGTGCTAATTGATAAGCATTTGTTATTGACTTATTATCTATGCCGAAATAAAAATCTTTTCCTTCTCCAAATGGTGATTTAGATAGCATATCTATAAAGTCAATAGATTCTATTCCTATATCTATTCCTCTTCTATTTGTTTCAGTTGCATCTTCACCCCTAAGATTGTATTTTCTAAATGATTCGGGTATTCTTGGGTCATACGCACACGAAATCATATTTTTTAGATTAGCAAGCAGTAGTGACTTAACACCTACTTCCATAACTGGCATAATATAAGTTAAAAAGTTACTAAGGAAATCTATTAATTCTTCTTTAGTTACACCTACTAAATTAAGAAGTTCTAATAATAGTTGTATAACATTATTATTCTTTACGCTTAATTCTGTTCTACCTCCATTATTAGACACACCCATAGATATACCAAGGCTATCGGTAGTTCTTTTTATTGTACTAACAATGCCTTTAGCTGTAGCGATAGATGTTTTTACCTTTTCACTTAGCTTTTTGTTCTTGTAACTTAAATTACTGTTATGGGATACTTCAGCCATTATTTATTTTTTAATTCAATTGTTTTAGTCTTATCTTTATTATTATAGATATCATCTACCGTTTTTCTGATAAAATTCAAATCAAATGACCCAGCGCTTCCTTTACCTTCATCACCTAAAGCACCTTTAATGTCACCATTATGTTGGTAGATATCAGTTAATAGTTTTGCTATGTCTATCTTTTTGGAAATCGCTTTATCTTTAATTCCCATAAAGTCATTCATAGCCTTAGCATATTTTCCCTTAGAATCCATTACTTCTTCTTGCAGTTTAGTTGAGTTTGCAAGTTTATTAATTTCGTTTTGAGCTTGCGTAATCTGTTCATCAGCTAATCTGTAAGTTTCTTGTAATAAATCTTTTATGTTATCAACATTATTGATTTCAATCTTTAACCGTCCCATATTTATAATTTTACATATAAATAGTTATAGCATGTTTTTCTTGATATCGTAATAAATAGCCTTATATCTTTTCATACCATCTCTAATTTCCTTTGTTCCTAGATTAGTAGTTTCTTTTAAAAATAGTAAAATTGAACTCTTATTAAAGTTATTACTTCCCATTTGAATGAATAAATCTTCCCAATTACTCATTAAATTAATAAGTGCATTTCCAACTTTTCTTTCATTTTCGTTAAGATGTATTTTTTCTCCTTCGTTTATAATTCTTTCTATCTTATAAACTGTATCTTTCATTAAATCATGAAGAAACTCTAATCTTGAATTGTTATTATGATATGAATAATCTATATTATTTTCAAATTTAGTTTGCTGTACATCATAACGTTCTGTTCTCATTTGATTCTTAATATCCTTATTAATTCTACCAATCAAATAATTTTTACATATTGTACCACAATAGGAATAAGCTTTTTTGTTTTGTTCTGGTTTGAATTTATAGATATTAGTCATAAGGAATGATATTGTATCATTAAATGTATCATTAAAGTCTTCGTCTGCTGGACAAAGCCTATATCTTCTTATAATTGATTCTATCATTTTTGTAAAAGCTGGTAGAAGGATAGTGTTAAATATTTTATTTTTAGTCGCTTGATTATTTGAATTTATATAATCTACCACAGCTTTTTCTTGCTCTTCATAGAAATACCCTTTTCTTTTATCAGATGGCTTTCTTCCTCTCTTTGCCATTTAAAATATAATATTGTACTTTTATTACATTTTTTTATAGAGCTATTTTATTTGCATTGTATTTATTTTTTTTTACAACCCACTTTCATTAACACATTTCTTAAGAAACCATTGTGTCGCTCTTTTAAAAATAAATGGCATTATTGCACAATAACACCATTTATTATATTTTATTTATTAATCTTTATTATCTGATTTCTCTTCGTTTTCATTTTGCTCTTTCAATGAATCTTCATATGTTTTATTTCTGTCTTCTTTGAAAAAGTATTCTTTTTTAGCAGTTTTAAACCAGAATGATTGTTCTTCAGGTGACATATTTTTCTTATATTCTTCAGTAAGGCTACCTTTACGCCCCATATAATGATTATAACCTACTTTTGGAATAACAAAAAATTTCTGTTCTTTATTAGTAGCACGAAGCATATATTCGTACCAAAATGTTAATTTAACTGAAGGCTTAAGTCCACCAACTTCAATCCAATCATCTGTATTGAATACAGAACCTGTCATATAGAAATCAAAGAAATTCTGTAAACTATCAAGGTCAATAAAACCGATGTTGTTAGAAAATGCTGATGCCCAAGGTGCTTCATTTCCCATACCTATATACTTGTTATCATTTATGTCAACAATATCAGTTAATGGCATAAATACACTTACATCTGGCATTGATTCAATATATTTTTCTACATTTGTAAACCAAATTGGAGTATATTCATCATCGTATTCGAGAATGGAGAAATATTTAGAATTAGAAATTGCATTATTAACAAGTGAAGCAAAATCACTTTTATCATTAGTAATATATTTAATATCTGTCCACTCTTTTAGGTACTTTTTAATTTTAGTATCTAAACCTTTCTTACAAGAAATTCTAACTTCGATATTCTCTGGCACTGAATTGATAGCATTATTTAGGTATTTACCTACCTCTTCATTAAATTCGTGAACAGGAATTACAACAATTAAATTATTTTTATTTTTGCTCATTCTCATCAATATTTTTATTGTTCTTTATTTGAATAAGAAGTTCTTTCATATCATTCTTACGATTATCAATTACCTTTGAAACATATTCCAAAAATTCTTTTTCAGTTTTTTCGGAAGGATAAGAATTTCCTACTTTTTTACTTTCTTTATAAATTACTTCTGGTACTTTATCTGTAATCCAAGAACGTACAACACTTGCGATTTGTTTCTGAACCTTATTGAAGTCATCAAACCATACACAACAGTTCTTGAACTCACCATCTTTATTAGTCATCCACTCTAACTTATTATCAGGAATCTTTGCAATAACAATAGAACCACTCTTCATTGCCTCTATTGCTGAATATCCAAAACTTGTTTCTTCATCAACCCAAATAGTAATTGCAGCTTCTCTAAGGCATTCTGCAAAACGTTCACGACTAAATCCTCTAAGGTCTCTAAATGATACCCATTTAAATGTAGGATACTTCCAATAAAATGGTTTAACTATCTTATTAATATCTTCTTGATTTCTGGCAACAATATTAATAATCATCTTCTTTAAATCTTTATTATTGCCAAAAACATTTTCTATGCAAGGTGTAATGGTTGTCGTTTTTACATAAGGGAATACACTCTTTACTAAATCTGCATTCTCATTTGTATTTGTAACGCAATCAAACATTCCAAAATCACCCCATTGTCCACTGAAAGGCATTTGTTCTACCATGTAGTCGAAATTTTGAAGAATAGCGATTCTCTTACATGGGAGTTTCTTGGTTTGATTCATTACCTGTGCGAAAATCTCTGGTATAAAAAGAATGTCACTAGGGGATACATCTATATCATCTTTTGAAATATTATAATGAGGTATTTCTGTAAACTCTAAAGGCATCCAGTCACCTACTCCTACAAATTCATCTTCTTGATGTAACATTGCAACCTTGTAATTATTCTTTTTTAAGAACATCGCTAAATTGTAAATGTATGATAAACTTCCACTTGGGTTTCCCTTTGTGTCAATTACAAAGAAGAAAATATTATTTTCATTCTTATCTATTTTCTCTATTTCAGCATTAATTTTTTCTAATGCTTTATTTTTCTTTTCATCCATATATGATAGATATTTTTTTTGTTTACTTTTTATTATTGCTCATATAATCCAAAAATTTTTCATCTCTAATGATATCATTTAGAGAATCATAATTAAGCATTGTTTTTGTAGCATCCTTACTTTTTGTACCATTGTTATTTATAAGAACACGTTTAATTTTTTTTGGACTTTTTAATAAAATATTTTTATTACTTGTAATAATAGCATCTGCAACTTTATATACTTCTTCAATATTTTTAGGAAGTATCACATTTCTTACTCTTGTTCCTATTTTGCTAAGAAAGAAATATGTGGACTGAATTGTTAACGCATCTTCGTAAAGACTAAAATAAATTACTCTGATATCTTCTTTCTCGTAATTACTAATATTGTATAACCATGTATTAATATTACCTGGTAGGTCTTTATCAATAGGATTTGCGCATCCAAATATCTCGTATGGATAATCTTCGTATAAGAACTGCATTAAATCACATTTATTTTCAAAATCAATGTATTTATCTAACACATTTTCTTTTACACTATCTATTTTTTCATACTCATCTTCTGTTAATGAAGAATTATAATCTCTAAAATAATATTTGGCAATCTGCTTATTTATATTACGAATTACATGATTTAATTCTATTGCTATTGTTTTCATATATAAAATATATTATTTTGATTTTATAAATCAATTATTTTTTATTATATTTTTCCATACATTCTTTACAAATAGCTTGACCATTATTAAATACCTGTATAGAACCATCTTTAGTATTGCATACTTTTCCACATACAGAACATTTAGCAACTTGTAAATAGTTATTTAGAATAACTGACTCTTTTTTAGGTTCCTTATTCTGATATCTTTTTTCTTGTTCTTCAGAATAATATTTTTTAGTTAAATTAAGAGGTTTGCGTATGTATTTATCCCATTTGAATAAAAAAACAATTTCATTACTTGTTTCTTTACGATTTATTAATGTAGGGTTTAAAAAGCTATAATTTGTAAAATCATCTTCTTCTTCAATATGGAAGCAAGTGAATGAAAGATTTAAAATTGAATCTGTAATTTCATTTTTTGATAATGCATACCTATTATCAATAGGTATTTCAAGTGCTTTTTTAAGTTCATTAATGAATGGCATTGAAGTTACATCATATGTGTTAGGAATTTTGCTGAAATGAAGTTCAGTGTTAATTATATCTTTTTTATCATTAATGTCTACATCTATTGAAGTTATGTATTTTTCAATTCTAAAACGTGTTATGTATTTTGTTTGTATTTCAACTGTATACATTTCGTTATCGTAATTTTCTAAATTACTAATACTTTCAAGTATACCTTGAGTTAACTTTTTATTTGGCAAATTAAATTTATATCTACCTTCTGTAATTTTACGACGTTCTTTTTTTATTGGTGTACCATCCTCTAATATTTTATAATCCCTTGCCTTATCAGTTATCTTATATAAAGAGTATCTTAAGTTCTGCACTTCTTGGCTCTCTACTTCATTTAATAAGTCATTAGCTAAACTTTTATTTTCTATATTCTGATTAATCGTAATAGGTGTACTGTTACCTTCTTCTGTTTTATTAATAATTTGTTCACCAGCTTTGAGTGAAGCAAATGTATTTATTATTAGATTTTTTAATTTATTCATTGAAATAATCCTCAATAGTTTTATTAATTATATTTTCTTTGATTACACTTAGTAAATTTTGGAATAAAATTAATCTTGAATATTCCTTCTTTTTTAACTCATCCATATTTTGAAAATCAACATCATTTGACATCATAGCGTAATCAGTTAAATTGTTTGATAATTCCGTAACAATATCATTTACAATTGTTTTTAATGATACTAATTCATTAAATTTAAGTTTTGAAAGCTTATTTCTATCTATCTTCATTTCTTTATTTGATTATAATAGGAAAATTATCTTCGTATTTTTCAATTATGTAATTTTTATTATCTTTCCATTCTTCTTTATCTTCATCATGCGTATTATGACATATACGTATCTTTGATGTTACTCCTATTTTGGTCTCATTAGATAAAAAATTAGCTAAGCAAAAGTCACTATCATATAAACAAAAACCAATAATGTTCTCATCAAACATTTCACTAATTCTTAGTTTGTTTATAGCGATAAAACATCCATCAATTACACAAACTTCCTGTACGTCTTTTTTTAATAACTTGGAATAAGAAGAAAGCCACTCTTTTCCATCATTACGATATAGAATTTGACCATATTTATCTGGATAAGTCCACCAAGCACATTCTTCATCGAACTGTCCTGAACCTGCGACTCCAATTATTCCATAATCTTTATGCTTACTAAACAGTTTTAATAATTCCACTCCCCAACCATCATTCAGTATTTCTACATCATCATGCATAAACACAATAACATCATCAGGAATATTATTATTGGTGATAATACTATTATATACTTTACTGAGACTCTCTCCTGAAGGATTTTCAACCCATAGTATATGCACATCACATCCACTATTCTTCTGAATTTTTTCAGCTACATCATATTTATCCCCAAAACTATCCCTTGAAGGTATTACTACAGTTAAGCTATCGTGCATTTTTATTAAAAAGTAAATGAAATAAAAATAAAGTCAATAAAAAAAATTGAGAGATAATTTTTTTATCTCTCAATTCATACTTATTTATTTATGTCAGTTGACCCAAAGCCTCCTTCACCTCTTTCTGTGTCAGTAAGTTTGGTTACTTCATTAAAAATAACTTTAGTATATTCACTTACGACCATTTGTCCTACAGCTTTAGAAAGGTCTCTATAGGGTGCAAAATCGAGATTTTTGAGACGCTTCTTCATTTCATCTTCAGCTTTTTTCTTCGCCTTCATAGCTTCACTTGCAGTTGAAGATGTCAATGCTTCAAAAAACGCTTCATTTCCTGCATTCTTTATTCTCATTTCAGCTGATGTTCTATCTTTGAAACAAAAAAGAATCTCACCCCTATAAATCATAATATCAGCTATTCCTACACTATTTGCAAGATAACATTCAGTTTTGCGAATGGAGCTTCTTGGAAATAAGAATGCACCTACCCTATCCAGGCATTCCATTTTTAGACCAGTATGATATTCATAATAATCTTTTTCTTCATTCCAATTATAGGATACCGCATACAAATCCATACCAACATCACCATCATGTGCGTACTTTGGAATAATAGCATTTGGATGAATCTTTACAAAATTAACTGTTATATTTTTTTCTTTAATTGGAGAATATTTAGTTGCCCTTTGAAAATTCTGAACCATACCAAAAGCAGTCTTGCTGTCTAAAATCTTTGTCATATTATTTATTTATTAATTTTATTTCTTTCTCTGTAAAAAATATAATTTTTAATGTTCGCTATCCTAACAATCTCCGCACACACTGAAGAAAAGAGGTTACTTTGAGAATCATTTTCTTCTTTATCAATAATCGTAATAGCTTCTATTTCATCTACAGTCAAAAAGATTCCACACTCCTGTAGAATAGCTACAGAATGAAGACCAGTCCTAAGCGCAGGGTTATTTTCATTATACTTGAAGATAACTTTTCTTTCTTTAATTTCCCATGCATTATCGTTTTTAACCATTCTAACAGCTTTCGAAATGTGTTGAAGTAAGCAAATCTTTATGATTTTGTTTTTATCAATTTTCATTTCTTCAAAAGTATCATTCTCTTTCAACGCAATTGGAGTTAAATGATATAATATCACATCTAACAAACTCCCTTCATACGCAGTCCCGTCATAATTTCTACTTGAAAAAGATGCATACTTTATAGCTTCTCCGTATCTTTCTTGAAGAATATTTGTTTCTATACCAATCTCTTTTAGCTTTGATATAAACAAATTGTAATTTCTGTCTATTTTTTCTTTTTGAAGCATAATAAGTCTATTGAAGTTAAACAACACTGCAAAGGTACAAACTTTTTTCTTTAAAACAAAAAAATATAATAAAAAAATCTATAATATATTATAATTAAAATTTTAAATTTATTATATAATATATTATTTTTATATTTTATTTTTTTTTATTATATTAATATATTATATAAAAAAGAAAAATATATAAAAAGAAAAAAGTAAAAAAAGAAAAGTTTTCAGATTCTTGATTTGTAGAGTATGAGAAAAAATAGTAATTTATCTCTTTATGGTTAATACCATCGGGTGAACTCCAACACCCTCTATCCCATTTGCGAAAGCATTTGGGACTGCTTTTAACATTATGTTATATGAGCCGTTTACGTCTGCATTTATTTCTCTACCAGTGCTTGAAACAAACAAACCTCTCTTTATACGTCTACCCATATATTTGTCGTGCTTGCAAATAGTTTCTAAGTCCAAGAAGCTACACTTTGACGTATAACTTTCCTCCTTATATATAACATTAATTCCCTCAAGTTCACATTTATATTTCACCATTTCTGAAAACCTCATTATTGGTAACTGTACAAAGTTCTGATTATTCACTTTGCCGATGTTGATGTCTTGTTTCATGTTAGGGTTCTTGCCAATAACTAACGTCCCTATATCCTTTGAAACTAATTGATTCACTAACAATCTGCTTGCCTTGTGCAAATAATCAGTCACTTTATTGTTTCGCTTGTCTGTGAGCTTAGATATTCTTTTGCTTGCGTGTCTACCACCTTTAAGCCTTGATTGATATTGAGCCTTCTTTTTGTTGTAGTATTGATTAATTGATTTGAGTGGTCTTCCATTTATAACCAATGGTGTATCATTAGTGTTGAATGTTAGTGTTGAAAGATTATTCAAACCAAGGTCAATAGATGCAACATTATTATTCTTCTTGATTTGTTTCTCTTGAACCTCATAAACAACCTCAATTAAGTAGGAATTTGCTCTTGGAACAACTCTCACCTCTTTAATACTGTTAAAGACTGTTATTTTTGTTGTTATGTATATATCCGTTTGTGATAAACGTAGTTTGCCTGTTTTCTTAAATTCCCTTAAACTTATTGCTTGCTTTGGAAATGTTGCCACATAGCGTCCACTCACCTTGTCGAGGTATTTTGGTAATCTATTCTTTACGGTCTTATTTTTAACCAATGCAAAAAATGATTTGAAAATCATATCAACGTGTTTTAACGTTTGGCAAAACACTTTCTTGGGAAGGTAATCATAGCACTCCTGAGTTTTGGTTAGATTATAATTTCCATAATAATTTAGATATTTCTTATTGGTGAAATAGTATTGCCTTACATTGTACAATGCTTGGTTATAGATGTTTTTTGACTGAAAACACAACTTATCGCACTCATTGTAGAATGGGTGTGTCCTTTTTATATTATGCTTTTCAGTTAAGTACATCTTTTATCAGCTTTCAATAAAATCAATTATTTCTTTCTTCGTTTTTTTTCTCCTTAAACCGTACATCCTTGCCGAAAACGAATAAATCACGGAAATCAAATCCTTCATTAAATCCTCCTTGTTGTCATCAGTATTGTTTATAACAATTATCTTTTTTCCTTGTTGTTCTAATAATGTTTTTATATAGTTAAACCCGAAACGTGTTAATCTGTCTTTGTTTTCAACAAGTAGAATATCCCAATCAGTTCTTTGAAATATCTTATTTAGTAGTTTTCTATCATCATTCATACCAGATGCAAATTCCTTGTATGAATCCACAAGATTTAGGTTATTCAAAGCAGCATAGTTTTCCAGTCTTGCTTGTTGTCCGTTTAGGGATGTTTTTCTGTCATTTGAAGACACTCTTGCATAAGCAATGGTTCTATCGCCAATGTTATCAAGTTTCTTTTTTACTCTTATATGTCCAAACTCGTCCTTATAGGCATTTGGCAGTTTCCCTTCTTTAAATTTATTCCAAAGTGTTCTATATGTTAAGTTGTGACGCTCAGCATACTCTCTCAGTGTATAGTCTTTCATTGCCATTAAAATATGTTTTATTATATATAAATATTATGTTATTTTCAAAAATTACTACACAATGGCATATTTTATTATAAATAGTCATAAGACGTTAGAACGTAAGGAAAAACATTTTATCATAAATCATCTAAACCCTTAAGCAGTTGCAGCATAAGTTAATAAACTACATAGCGTTAAGAAATCATACTCAAATGACACAATACATGTTTGTATAGGTTTGCCAAACATTCCTTCATGCTCAACACATAAAAAGTCGTCTTTAATCAAAATTCTTTGTACAGTAGATTTAACATCACCAAAATTCATTTGTATAAATTGGTTTACTTTAACTTCCCCACCACGATTTTTCACGACTTCATATAAAGCGTCAATTACACCCTTTGCAGCCATACTAAAAACGTTAATTGCTTTTACGGCTATCCCAATATTATCTGCTTGAATTTCATTTGTTTCCATAATCATTTATTATTGAATTTTAATTGAAAAGTTAAGCAAATCTTTTCAAACTATCAAATCTATAAAGTTAATTGGTGTTAAATAAAAACTTTAATTAAAATAAAAAGTAGTGTGCTAACTATATTAGTTAAAACACACCACTCAAACAAATTTATAGAATTATGAAGTATTAATAATCAATTTTAATATATCCGTCAGAGATAAGGTCATGTAGAGAAACTTCTGATAAGATTTTTTCTTCCAAAAATTCTCTTAGAACTTCATTATATGGTAATTTTGTTTCACTATCTGTATCAAAAGCCAAATCAAACCATACATCATTGTTTAAATAGTTATCAACAATACTCAATAACTCACTATTTGTTTTCTCTCCCAACAAGTTTTTATAACCCTTATTGATAAATAAGAAATAATTTAGGATAAGTTCCAAATTTTCATTGTCTGTGTTAGTTGTTGAAATAGTAAGTTTATTATAGCTACCTAATAATTCAGTCCTTGAAAATGTAATAAGAACAATATCATCATTAATTTGCAGATACCAACTATCTGTAAAGCCTTCTCTATAATTAGGGCTGAAAAGAATATCAACTACGTTATAAAATAACAAATCAATATCCTTGTTATACTTTTCTACAAGCTCAATATTACCCAAATCTTCTACTTCATCATTATATAATGAGTAAATATTTGATTCAATCTTTGGAAAATCAATTTGTAACATAATATTCGTTTGTTTATAATTTATTGTTCTGTGGGACTATTCCCTATTTGTTTATTTTACGATTACAAAGGTAATAATAAAAAATGAATTAACCAAATCATTTTTAATAATAAATGTTAATCGTAAAAAAGTAGCATAACCTTCATATAGAATAGTTATGCTACCAACAAATTAGAATTATGAACAATTATTCTTTCTCCTCATCATCATCTTCAATTTCCTTTTTGAAACTCTCTCCTATTCGATAAATATCATCTTCACTAATAGACAATTCAGAAGATAAATACAATGTTTTAAACCTTCCGTTATCACTATTAACAAACATAGCCTTGATGATAAACCCATCATGATTCAAATACCAATCAGTATGATATTTTGTCGTGTGTACAGGACTTCCTAACTGATTAACTATATCCCTACGAATTAAATCTACATCAATAATAGCCCTATCAATAAGATTTAATTCATAATCAATTTTATCAAACTCTTCCTTCGTGTATGACTTTAAACCTTCTATATGGTTTTTTAAAAAAGTCTGTTTCATAATTCTTAAATGTTTTAATTGTTTGTTTTAAATTGATAGTGCAAAGATAGACAAATAATCTCAAACTTCCAAATAAATTTAAATGTTTAACATTTGATTAACAAATTAGATAAACGCTATATTAGTTATATATTATATACACATACGTATAAAAGAAATGTCCAACTTAAATAAAAGCGTTTTAAGACGTTAAATTACATCTGAATGAACAATTACACTAATACATTAATTTATACGCTTAGAACAAAAGAAAAGTGGTATATAAGTAATTCTATGCAAATATACCACCTAAATATTTATGTAACTTTTGAAAATTACTTTTTCCTTACATAATATTGTCCATCACACATCCTATAAATGTCGTAAACTACTTTTGTTTGATGTAACTTTTCTAGACTATCTATTACTCCGTCAGGAATTGTCTCGTACTCATCTTCATTGTGTTTAAGTCCGTCAGGTAAGTATTGATTTTCCAAATCATAATTACTTGTATTAATGAAGTTTAAGGTTTCATAGTCGTTATCATAAACAACAGAAATATTATTATCTGTTAGTTTTTGCTTCATTGCCATAAACTCATCAACAAGTGCCTTCTGTTCGTCCGTAAGAGAAAGAGCCTTTAAGATTCCTTCCTTAACGTATTCTTTTCCGTTCTCTGATACCTTAATATCATTCCATGCAAATACTTCTTCACGTGACTTATATAGACCTTCAAATTCAAAAGAATTTTTTTCCTTATCATCATAGATAATTGGAGAGAATTTCTTGACACATTTTACTTCTCCATTCTCATACTTATATGATAATAAGAAAAGTTCTGCATTGTCCTTATCTACACATATTGTAGCAGGAATATCCAATAAATTAATCACATTTTTTACAAAACGTACAAGTTCAAATGTTTCTCCATATTCAAGACCTTTCTTATAATTGTCCACGCTTGCAAAAACATGGACATTGGTCATAAGTTTAGTTTCTTCTTTGTCACCTTTTACTGTAACAAGATAAGTAATATCACCACTATGAGTGTCAATAGAATGAAATTTAACATCACAAAGAGTTAAGATGTTGTCAACCATTACATAACCATTAATAATTCTTTTTGATGGTGTTGCTGCTGCAAAAATTTATAAAGTCTTCATAATTCTAAATGTTTTAATTTGTTTGTTATTTATTTTTGATTTACGTTTGCAAAGGTAAGGAAATAAATTGTATCCACAAAATATTTCCTTCCTTTTAACATTTTATTAACACTTTCTATTTTCTAACAATACAGAAAACAATAATTTGTTTATTATTGTTTTATAACTGTATTATCACGTATCTCTGCATCACCTGATACTTTGGTGTCGCCTGACAGTTTGGTATTACCAAACACTTTTGCGTTGCCATATATTGCTACATAGTCACGAATTACGGCATGTCCGTATATTTTGGCATTATCCCAAACCATAGCATAATCCCTAACTTCTGCATTGTCAGACACTTTAACATTATCATAAAGTGTAGTGTTATCACGAACTGTGGCATTATCACATATTACTACGTTACCTGACACATCTGCATAATCACGGACTATGGAATAGTCTGACACTTTTGCATTTCCCGACACTTTGGCTTTACCGAACACTTTTGCATATATTTCGGCATTATCACAAATTATGGCATGTTCGGACACTTCGGCATAATCATATACTTTGGCTTTGCCCCAAATTTCTGCATCACCATGCACTTTAGAATAGCCTGACACTTCTGCATGGTTATATATTTCCGCATTTTCCCAAACTTCTGCATCACCATGCACTTTTGCGTCATCCCAAACTATTGCGTTATCCCAAAGTTGAGCATTATCATATACTTCTGCATCATTATATACTTTAGCATTATCAGACACAGAAGCATTATTAAATACTTTTGCATCTTCATATACCCAACAGTTACCTTCTTGAGAAAGATTGTCCCAATTCTGAACCCAACCGCCTAAATCACCTATCTTGACATTACCAAAGTTCTTTAACGCTTCAATTCTGCAAAGCGTGGTATCATTGTGAACCATTGTTAAGTCAGTTCTAAGTTTATACTTCTTTGTTTCCATAATTTAATTTGTTTGAATATTACTAATTTTGAAATACGATGCAAAGATAATCATTTAATTTCAAATCTCCTAACAAATTCTGTCCTTTAACAAAAATTTAACACTTGATATATTAATGACTATAGATAATATTATATACGCATACATAAAGACCGTACATGACCATTTATTTGCGTTCTAAGGCACTTAAACAAAATATCTGTATAACTTATCGGATAAAACAAAATAACGCTTTAGAAATGAAATAACGTTTATATAATAAAATTCTGACACCACTTATTACAAGCAATGTCAGAATAGAATAAGAAAATAAACTCAAATATATAATTTCTACTTTTTAATTAAAATTCAGTCTATAACATAATGTTAAAACGTCCTCCATGTGCATAGCGTCAAGATTAAACCACTTATCACACTTTTCTCCGTTTTCAACAATAACATGACCTTCAAAAGATGTATAATAATCAGTTTTAGTGACTCTTACTGTGTCAATGAATACAACAGAACAAGTTTTATTGATTGCCGTACCCTTTAGAAGATAACATCTAAATGGGTCATTATTTCTCAACACAGAAATACCTTCTGTTCCATACTTCTCAAGATTTCTTTTAACCTCATCGAAAAATTCTCTATAGAGGTTAGAAATATCATCTATATAACCATTAATTATTTCGTTCTCGTATGTCATAACGTTTACTTATTAAAATTGAATGTTACTAATAATACCAAATGTTGTGTCCATATCAAATTCACTGAATCCTATCCACTCATCACACTCATCATAGTTATTCGTTACCACGTGTACTTCAAGCACCTGCTTAGATAAGAAATTTTTAGTGGTACGAATAGCGTCAATTTCGCAACGAACACACTCACAATCATCATAAATTGCGTCAGCAACATAATTATCATCATCCCACACAACAGGCAAACCCTTCTCACCATACTGTTTCAAACAATTTGCAACATACGCTACAGTTATGTTATATTCTGTCTGTATCTTAGTAATGTGTTCTTTAATTTCTTTCTCAATTTCTTTCATAATTCAGTTTGTTTTAAATTGTTTATTAATTTGTTTGTTATTGATTTACGATTGCAAAGGTAAGCATTTATTTTTAAACTACGAAATAATTACTTACCTTTAACATTTATTTAACACTTATCGCCTTATACAAACCATTAGGTGTTTTAATAAATCGCATTTATCCTCCAATGAAATTCCACTTAAGTTGAATACCATGTGGTTTTCAGAATCTTCCAACATAGCAATATTTCCTTTCATGTAGATAGTATTGAAACTTACATTCTTTGTTCCTATGCAAGTGTGGAATATATCGTTATCTCCAAAAGTAAAAATTCTCTCGTCTTCGTCTGAAAGAAGTTTAATAATCTTCTCCTCTATTTCTTTGTTTAATTTGTCAAACTTATTATCAAAATAAAGACCGTTTACAAAATAATACTCAATAGCGTAATACACCTCGTTAGCGGTATGATAACAACATTCATTAATGCTAATATACCCTTCATTATCCACAGACACGTTTGAAGATAAATCGGTAGTATTAACAACCTTGATGTATATATCGTCCTTAGTGAATATATTACCACGAACTAACTTGATGTCAGTTACACCTGTCTCATAAACTTTTCCATTCTTATTTACAAGAAGAACGACTGGTATAACAGTATCCATTCCGTACTCTTCATTATCTGTAATTGAAATATGACTAATATCATTAGCCAACATTAAATCAGTTGCCTTCTTTCTATTTCTTTCTAAAATTTCATTTAATGATTCCATAATTATTAATAATTTGTTTGTTTATTGATTTACGGCTACAAAGATACTAACTTAATTTGAAACTACAAAATATATTTTCAATTTTAACACATATTTAATATTTCACTTTATAGGTTATATATAATATACGCACACGCAATATATTATATAATTCAAATAAAACGTTTTAAGCCGTGAGAATCACTCACAACTTGCAATGTACCCTTATACAACATATAACGTCTTACAAAGCAAATAAACCGTATATAAAAAAAGGAAATCTATCACTACTTATCACAAGCAATGATAGATTATATTAAAAACAAACAAACAAACTAAATTATAACTATTCGTTGTGATTACCTTTCGGTATAATTTTTGAAAGATTCATCTATATTAGATTAACCTATTTAATAAAATTCTTATATTACTGACTATCAAATAAGTCATAGGATAACATAATTTTCTCTATTATCCATTCATAACTATAGTTAGCATACAACTGATTATTAGATATATAACCTTGTAAAATGGTATTCTACATCACCAAAATATAAATTATTATCATTCCTTTGTACGTGTATAAAGTTTAACAAGTTCATTCATAATATCCATCCAATTTCCATAATGAAAATCAGCACAATATTTTAAATCTTCTGTAAACTCTTCACCATTAGCCGTATAAGTAATATCAATTGTTTCTGTTTCGTCATTTACTGACAATTCTTTTACATTGAGACACAACAAGTTATCCGACCACCCGTCAAAATCAGGTGCTAAAGTAGAGTAAATAACCTCTACTTTTCCTCCCATTGATACAACAATGTCACGCATAACATTCAACACATCCTCTGCACTCTTTTCTAAATTCTCTCGTGCTGACATTGAACGTTCAGAAAATTTCAACTTCATTGATTTATCCATAATTCCTATAATTTGTTTTAAATATAAACTAACTATTCATTATTAATCTACTTTAGATTAAGGTAGTTAACAAATTCCTTATATGGTTACTATTCAATAAATCGTATGGAAGTAACATTTTGTCAATACGCCAATCATCACTATAATCTGCATACAAATGATTATCGGATATATATAGCCTTGTAAAATGACAATCTACACCGCCATAAGGAAAATAATATGGTTCAGACAATACAATCTCACCACCTTTGCTTTCAACAACACTTTTGAGTGCATTAGCTAACTCTATCTTAGCGTTATTGTAATTTTCAATAGCCTTCTTAATTTCCATTGTTTCCATAATTCTAATATTATTTGTTTGTTATTGATTTATAGTGCAAAGGTAATAAAATAAATTGATACTGCAAAATATTCCATTCCCATTAACATTTATTTAACACTAATGATGTTATTGCTTTTATTGTAGGCATTATAATTACCAATGACATTTGTTATTTTACTATATACATTGTCTACATACATTGTTCTTACCCATTCCTTTGCATCCTCTAAATTTAAAAAACTATTAGAAGGTGTCCTATCATCATATTCCATATAGACATTGTAACAAGTTTTATTTAGGTATGAAGAATTACTAATTTTGCATACACCTTCACTTGTTACGGCTAATAAATCGCCTTCCATTTCAAACCATTCAAGACAAACAGACTTTTCTGCAATCTTATTTATATTAATCTCTTTTTTCATAGATAATTTAATATAATTCTATGTACCTTATAAATTAAAATACATTAGCAATCACCTATCATAGGAGAACATGTTGAATCAAATAAATGATTCTCAACAACCTTCTTGAAAATGTGATATAGCATAATTTGGTCTTTTAATCGTAATTGATTTATATATATCCATTTATCACTAACTTTGTCATAAAACTTTATCGCACCATTATTACGCACAACCTTTGTAAAAGTGAAATGTCCATTTACATTTGGTATGGTGCGAACATTCTCATTATCAATAATTTCATTGTTATTGAGTTCTAAGAATGTTACAAACTTATCAATTATTTTCTCTGATAAATCTCTTTCCTCCTCGCTTAACTCACCAATAGTTTCAGTCAATGAAATAGCCTTATAAATTTGATTTAACCCATTGTCGCTTGATAATTCAGACATACGAAAAAAATAATCATTCAAACAATCATAGGCGTTAATACAATGGAAATAAATTACACCTCTACTAAGTACAATGTTACATACATTATACTCCATAATTTCCTTATAAACTATAGGACAATTATTAACGAATGATATATTATTACGATTAGTTTTTTGCATATAACTACGCAAATTGTTTTCCTCACTTTCACTAAATCTTATTAACTTTTGCATAATTCTTGCGTTGTTTTATTATTGAAAATCAATACAATATGACATGTTTAAATGTGTTTCGATAGAAATTTCTTCAAATTCTATAAATTCATTTACGTTGTTATCATCACGCTTAATCACATGACACAAAATAGCGGGGTAGTCTTCGTTACTATCTTCTTTGGTAATTAAATAATCTATTGTAACTTTAGAACAAGTCGTATGTTCTTCGTCTAATATCAAACAAGTAAATGGGTCTTTTGCTTTGGTAATTTGATTTACCAAATATGCTTTCTTATTCTCTTTTTGGTTAGAAAGTATTAAAATACCTAATTTAGCAGAATAATCAAAGTAAATGTCTAATGACTTATTCAATTTGTTTTGAAGTTCCTGTAAAGTATTCATAATTTTTAATTTGTTTATTGATTTACAATGCAAAAGTAGTAAATAAAATTGAAATACACAAATTATTCCCTACTTTTAACTAATTTTTAACGTTTACATACCAATGTAAAGGTTTTTAATTTTTACTTCCTTCTATGAGAATATAGAAATGTCGGCATAACGTAATTTTATCTTCAAAGGTAAGTTCATTGAAGTTGATATATGTGTCACTTGCATTATCATACGCAAACATTTTCCCTTCTTCAAACTTAATTTCGGTAAATTCATACCAAAGTTGCCCAAAATCATCGTCAAAACCCTTTTTAATAAAGCATGGTTCAAACTCGTTGTCAGTATCGGAAATTACATTCCCAAACATTTTAAACATTCGTAAGAAATCATTTTCCAAAGCCATTGTCATGTATCTAAAATTACGAGATATAAAAGTCATGACATCATCTGCAAAACCTATATATTCATAAATAATAAGTTCTCCATCATTATAGGAAGTTAAAACCCTTTAAATAGGTAATGAACAAATTTCTCCATGTTCTGTTGTACCACTAACCATTAACTTATTGTTAACAAGTGTTAATTCCCTAACATCTAAAGTAACAATAGAATTTGTATCTTTTTTGTCCTTGCTTGGTATAACAAATTTAACTTGTGGAAATGGAGCATTTAAAGTATATGTTGAATTATTCTTTTTCAACATAGAAATTACTTCATTTCTCTTTCTCTCTACTAAATTAGTATAAGCATTCATAATTCTTAATATTTTAATTTGTTTATAATTGAATTGTGAGTGCAAAGATAAAAAAATAACTTGAACTATACAAATAATTCAAGTTAATAAAAGTTAATTACATTGCGGTAAAGTGTTACAAACATCACAAAAATTGGTGCGATAGTAATAGATACGTTGTGATTACCTTTCGGTATTATATTACTAACATCTTTATTTATTTTCTCTTTGGTTTATTCTTTTTCTTCCTATTACGTTTATCTCTGTACGGAGTTGAGCCACTTCTATTTTTTCCTTCCGACTTAAATGACCTAAGCATATAATCATTCAAAAAATCAGTAGTAGGGTTTAATGCATAAGCAATACTTCTAATATCTTCCATAATTTCTAAATGTTTTGATAATTTGCTACAAAGATATATATTATTTTTCAAATAAACAAATAGTACATAGCATTTAACTAAAATTTAACACTATGTACTATCTTGTACTTATTTAAGTATGTTTATTATGCTTTTCTAAATTCTTATACATTTCCTCGACATACTTAACAACTCTCTCATATTCCATTCCGCTTAATTCACTATCTTTATAAGCCTTCTCGACAAGTTCTTCACTTGTGCCATAGAAGCAACCTACCTTCCACATCTTATTTGAACGTGTATATGTAAAGAATCGCCCGCTACTCCATGTGTTCTTTCCAACATAATAATCAGTATTACATTTAAGATATGCGTCACCCATAATTTTTACGCTACCATCCACTGTAACTCTACCATGTACAATGGCTTGACCATACACCTCTGCATTATTACAGATAGTAGCATAATCATATACGTTGGAATCTCCCCAAACTTCGGCATTATCACAAACTAAGGCATTTCCACCAATTCTAGCATTACCATATACTCTGGCGTTATCATACACTTTTGCTTCACCATATATTTTTGCATTATCTAGAATTGCGGATTCACAACGCACCTCAGAATTGCCCCCAATTTCAACATTGCCACATACTTTGGTTTCACCATCTACCTCTGCATCATCAAGTACTTTGCTATTTCCCCAAACTTCTGCCTTACCATATACTTGGGCTTCACCACACACTTTGGCATTATCATACACACAAGCATCATCAAATACCCAACAGTTTCCCCTTTGAGAAAGATTATCTTCCTTCTCAATCCAGCCACCCAAATCTCCCTTCTGCACACGACTGAAATTCTTTAATGCTTCGATACGATAAACTGTATGTCCGTTTACAGACTTATATAAGTCTTCTCTAATCTTATACTTCGTAATCATAGTTTTATTTTTTATTAATTTCACTTCGCAAAGGTAAGAATAAAATTTCTTATAACAAAGCAAATTAACACATTTAACTATTACTTATTTCCTTCCATTCTAAGGCGACTTTAACAGGAAAACACATAAACATATACTCTACACACTTATCACTTCTCACAGGTGCCTAAAATGGCAAATACTATTAATAATGTACGCATGAATATATAATATTATACGAAGATTGGAGAATAACATTCAATTGTTAAAAAATGCTTATTACTTAAATTTTATTCTTGATTTATTTGGTTATTCGAATAAAAAGTATTACCTTTGCATTGTGAATGATAAAAACAGGTAATCATTCACATATCAGACTGGAATGGTACCTTTCCTGATATATGCACACTACCTGTACTTATTTAAGTATGAATAATCGCTGTAAGTCAATTAAAGTCTCTTATGTTAAATCACCTAAGATGGCTGATAATGTAGTACTTAACGAATATTATAATCAGAAGGTTATAATTGATTTAACCAAAGAACAACTGGACGCTTATAATAAACATGTCAGAGAGTACGAAAAAGAAAACTTGAATGGAGTTAATACTCATTCAACATTGAAGGAAGGTGAAAATGCTTTTGATTCAAGTTCACTCCTTCTGGTATATTGTTATTTTTGGACAACTAATGATGAACGTTTTAAAACAAATAGAAATACAATTGTTCAAGTAAGTGTTTCTTAATTTGAATATATTATATTAATAAAGATTTTTGATGATTTGTTTTTTCATTTTAAATTAGTTTTTTCATAGTTTAAAAATTATTATTTAATATGGTGGAGTGCACGTTGAAGACTAAAGCGTTAGAACACTCACGTGTACAGAAACCATAAAACGTTTTATAAACTATACCGCAAGGTAATCACAACGGAATTAATGGGTACTTATATAAGTCAAGCGCCGAAAGCATTATCACATTGTACAATGCTAATTATTAAAAAATGACTCACTTTAATTCCTAAAATCAAACCCTATATAGACAAGAAGTATCTTGAAATAGTTCGGAAGATACATAGTTAAGCATGGATGGATGTGTCAAGTAATACCTTATATATGAATGGTAAGATACATTGTATATTATACCAAGGGTTATAAAACATATATAAACATATAAAAATATATTTCTATAGTACTCTTATGATAATTATCAATACTCACATACAATATAAAGAGATACACATAACAGAGACACACAGGCAGAGATGATGTATACATACTATATATGATACGATAATGATATAAGATACTACATCCATCATAACATGATACATATATCTTCTGTTCCAAATAAGAACACATGCTTATAATATAAGATACGGATATGATTTATAAAACCAAACAAAGATTATATATACTATCAAGATGAGAATAATAGATACAATATAAAAAAGAAGATATATAAAAAGTATATGTAATAAATATATCTAACAATAAACCTTCAATCTACGGAAATTTGGCAAGGTATGTACTTAATTAAGTATGGTTTTTATCGCAAAGGTTTTGAATATGATATTAGAACATAATATAATAAAAATAATAATTTGTTATTGATTTTATGAAAAAAATATTTATCTTTAACTAAAGATAATACATAAAAAAAAAATAATAGGTAGCCGTACTACCGAATTTACGCTTGTGGAGAAACCAACTGTGGATGACCGAACACCATGTTCCTAAAAAGCAGTGTTTCGTTGAAGCAAGAAATAAAATATGATAAATACATAGATTTTATCATAATTTTATATACGGTACCATAATGTGTACATGAGGTGGGTAGGGTGGAATTTATAAAACTTGCATAAATATTGCATATGAGTTAAACACTATGAAAGAAAAATATACAATAATTTACAAATTATGAATTGTTAAATCATTTAACATAATGTATAATTTATCCTTCTTGTTCTACGTGATTTTTTGCGCAGTATGTACTTATATAAGTATGAACTTATTAATTATCAAGTGATATACAGTTTTCTGCATATTGTTAATGAATGTTTATGTATATTGTATTTTATTTATCATAATAATGGATTATCTTATTAATAATCATAGAACAAATAATTCAATTAACAAGCATAAACCATATTCATACAGAAACAATAAACCATATCTAATCTAATAATAGAAAAGATATGGTCAAAAAAAGAAATAGAAATGATATGTTTAAAAATCATCTTCTCTAAATTCAATAAATCTACATTTATCAAATAATTCTTCTATAGCTGGATTTATTATATAAATAGCTTTATTATTTGTTATCGGAGAAAAAATCTTAAATCCATTTTTAATTAAGGAATTGACTATTGTTGTATTATCTGTAACAAGTATTTTTTTATCAGCCGACATATTTAATATCTGTTTAGCAACAATTTCACTATTTGTTAAAATGAAAGCCTCAGCAGATACACCATTATTAGCAAATGTGACTCTAATAAGTTTAATTTTTCTGATATAGTCATAATCATATATTATATATAAATTTTTTAAATTATTCATACATAAATAGTAGAATAATACGAATAAAAAAAGCGCACATGGAAGATATAAAAATCAACCATGTGCTACACACAAATAAAGCAACAATATTTTAATTATGACAGAACAGTCAAGATAACGCCAATTGAAAGAGATAACATAGATAAAAACATTAGAATAAAAAACAAACGTTTAAATAAGTAAATTCTAACACCTGATATTCTTTTCCGACGCATATATAGCCCATCGAATAAAATTGCCAATAAACTTGTTATTAATGCAAAAATAATAAATAATAAATTCATATACATAGTTTAATTTTTTAATAGGTACAAAATTAAATAAAAAATTCCAACTATACAAATAATGTACAATACATTTTATATTTTTTAACTTAATAATATTGGTATATAATATTTTTTTTATTACCTTTGCCTCATAAATAAAATATGATGATGATGGAAATACTTAAAATTGATGATTACACTTCTTTCTTTCAGAGAACGAAGGCAATAGAAAAAACTTTACAAGAAAAAATATCAGATAATCAAATTCAAATAAATGATATTATTTCATATTGTCAAGTATGTTATGCTTTAGGTGTTACTGATGCACAAGAAAGAATAAAAGATTTGAAATGGGATACAGACAATAAAGCATACGGATATAAAGTTAAATATGAAATTTATCCGATATATTTAGGTGGCGGTTATCTACTTTTCATTAATGACATTAAATATGGAAAGCTCAAAGGTCTCGATGAAGCAAGAGAAAAAGCACAAGAAAATTACAACTCAAGATTAAATGAATTATTCTATGGAGATAAAATTGAAGGAAAAGAAGAATTATAACTCTATCTTAGAACGCATTAATGACTACGTAAGGCGCAAAAGTAACTTCGGTGATACAATACCTACCAAAGATGCTTTATTCGCCTTAGAAATGAGCTATGGGGCTGCTACCAATGATATTATTGATAAGATTGGTAAGTTAAACTGGAATAAAGATAATGAAGTCTGCGGATATAAAGTATTCTATAAAATCAAAGATATTAAAGAAGAAGGTTTAGTAGAACTTTATTTTGATGATAAACTCCAAGCAGAATATAATACGGTGGAAGAAGCTAAGGAAGCAGCAGAAGAGTTTAATAAAGGTATGATAAGAGAACAAATAAATAAACAAGATGCAGCAAATGGATAAATTTCAAAGCTTTGAAAGAGGCACTTATGTTACTAATGGAAATATGAGTGGAATCGTTAAAACCTATTCACTAAATAGTGGTTACGATGTTAATGATAATGCGTTCTCACAATTTGGTAAATATATTCACCTATATATAGGTTTTTATCGTTCAACCAATTCGGGTAATGTAATAGTACTTAGAGAAGTGGTTGATTTTAATGATGGGTCTTTCCGTGGAATGGATGATTCTGAAATTAATGAATTTAATCAAATACTCTTGAAAAACGGATATATATGGGACCCCGATTCTATGAAAGTCATTGAAATGAAAGCAACAGCCTTAAAAGATAATAAAAAAGAAACAGAAATGGTTAAGAAAGAAACTGAGCAAAAGTTTAAGAAAGGTGATTTCCTTACCAGCATTGACGGAGATACAACATTTATTTTCATGAGATACGAATATCTTGGGTGGTTATTAGGTTGGACAATGAAGTTTAATAATGAAGAAAAAAGATATAATTGCAAACTTGAAAAATTTAATCCAGCTCACCCTTGGGAATATTCAACTAATTATGACAAAGAAATTTTCTTACGTAGATTAAAAGATACATGTTATGTTTGGCATAATGATGTAAAAGAAATACGTAAGGAATATGAATTAGGAGATAACAAACTCAGGTGTGGTGATATTATTCATTTCAGAGACGGAGAAACTGTTATCTTTAAGGAAATAACTGCTGATAATCTCAAGATGAGAGTATGGCATGCACCTGCAGATGGAAATATCTTAGTGGAATATAATAGATATACACCTTGGAGATATGCTACAGGTGATGAACAAGATTATATTCTTGATATAATGGCTTCAAATGGATATGTATGGGATAATGATGAAAATAACTTATCCTCAAATCCAAGAATGATAAAAACTAATATTGGTGATAATGTAATTCAAATTCCACAAGAAATACAACCTATCAATATTCCAGAGGGATATAGAGCAGAAATTAAGGATGAAAAGATATATTTCTTCAAAGAGTTTAAGGATGGTGAATTTATCAAAACAAAAAATGGTGATGCAATAGCAATCTTTAAAGAAATATCAGATAGAGGAGAAATCATTGGGTACGTTGAATACTTCAGAAGTAGCAATGAGTTTCTTACCGCAGAAGATATATTAGGACTTCATTTAGACCAATGGACATATGCTACAGATGAAGATATTAAATTATTCAAGGAGAAGTTAGCAGAACAGAATTACAAGTGGGATGAAAATAAAAAAGAACTTGTAAACTTATTCTGGACCCCTAAAATTGGAGAAACGTATTTCTTTATTAATAGAAAGTTCAATGTAATAGACGCAAGAAATATTAATAATGAAGTGCACCAACACCGCATATCTTTACACAATTGTTTTAAGACAGAAGAAGATGCAACGGAACTCTTAAAAGAAATGAAGCAAATGCTTGTAAATTACAATAAGCAGAAATATGGAAAATAAAATTTAACATTAAGATATACTTGGAATAATAAAACAAAACAATTAATAGAAGAATAAAATATGAATACAGATAATATTAAAACATCGTTATATGATTCTGTAACAAAGAATGATAAAATGAATGTGATTGGTGAAATTAATAAAGGAAGATTAGACACTGTTTCAAGAGGAATTTTTCTTACTATACTGGATAAGTTCGGAGAAGTAGTAGCAACCTTTATACATGATGGAAGAGTAAATGAGAGTGGCTTTTTAAATCCTATAATTGCATATTACCCTGGCATAGAATGTCTAAAGAGATGTCCTTCGCTTAATCTTGATGACATTGTTACGCTTCGTTTTGCAAGTCAAATGGAAATAACAATTATTCTAAAACGTATGAGAAAAGAAGGATACATCTGGGATGGTTGGAATGCGATAAGAGATGAGTCTAGTGAAGATAAGGAAGATGAGGTAAAATATGAGCTAATTAATAAAGAAGGTGAGGTCGTTAATGAATCTCCTACAGAAGAAAAACCTTCTACTAATGATGAAAATATTATATTAGGACGTGAAAAAAAATTAAGTGTAAAGAATAATATGAAAATTGCAAGAGATATTCTTGACAATGTATTACCATATTATGTTATTAATGATAAAATGGAACGTCTTGTAAGAACAACAGATGAATCGTTAAATAGAGAATTTAATAATTTCAACTACTTCACAAATAAAGAAGATGTCGATGAAGCAATCAGGCGAGTTAAAGAAACTCTAATGAACTTCCAAGAAGAAATCCAAAATAGAAAATAAATGAGAAGAAAAGTATATAGTAACAAATGGATTCCAAGATTTGATTATGAAGATATAGTTTTATCAAAGAAATATCTTTTACCATATATTCTTCCATATACGGAATGTAGAAAAGAAGAATATAAGAAAGATTATAAATATGTTTCTCCATTCATATATACTGACTTATAATTTCAAAACTATATGAAAGCAATAATAAATATCAAAAATTATGTCAGAGCCTTCCCAAAATTACAATGGGAAGGTGAAGATGAAACGTTTCAATATGCTATCACTATATTTGGACTTATTACTATAGATAATTTTTCTTCTGAAAAGGTTATTCTATTATCTCCAGACAATGAAAAACTTGGTGAATATGATATAATAGAAGATGCACAAGACGATGCTGAATTATGGTATCATAAAGAACTAGTGAAACTATTTGACAAACAATTATCCGATTATAATAGAAATAATAAAAAACATCAAATATATTATGCTGAATAAAAAAATGACATATACAATTATATGGATGATATTCATTATAATTATAACACTGATTATAGGACAAGCACATATATATTGGAATCCATTCTTTATTAAATTAGATTCACCAGATAATGTTCCTATCCTTATAGGGATATTAGGAGTATGTTATTTGTTTAAAAAACTTTTTGAAGTTAAATTATTATGAAACTATATATACCTTACATCGTCAGGGACTGGCGATTACACGGGTGGAGAGGAAGTAAGAACTGACCAATCGGGAAGCCATTCCTCAGTGAAACCCGAAGCCAATGAGCTAA